TCCGGACCGTCTCCGCTGTTTGACATCCGCAAATATCGGATGACATCAAAGAAGTCCTTCAGGGCTTCCTCTGGTTTTCCACCTGCGTTGTAGTTAATGAGACTGTCAACGAGGTTGCCGCAGTCCGAATGAATATAACACCTGGGTCGATTGATTGCATCGATCTCCACGTTTGGATTGTAATTAAACCAGTCATCCAGTGCTGTGATACCACGCTCCTCCATCTTACCATCGGACGGGACGAAGCTTAGGCCGAAGTCATAGAAGGATGTAAAGAGATCATCATTGTTCTCATTCTCCCTTGCGAAGAAACGGGAGTCCCCGATTCGCTCAGTTACCTCAATGCCTAGATCCTCTTCGATTTCTTCGAAGAGTTCGCAGTATCCCTCGACGTTTAGTCCAATCTTTTTAGCTGCTGGACCGTACTTCCACTTTGGATCTCCGAACATTGCCCACTCCCCGTAGGTGCTCCTGTCGGGCCATTCCCTGCGGATAAACACTTCGCCGTTTTCATTTACCCCAGCCCAGATGGCTGTGTAGTTTCTTGCGCCAGCGGGGTCAACCACCTGATAGCAGGTGAACTTGGACTTATCCGAAATGTCGGGGAACGCCATCCCGTACTTATTGGGTTCATCGCTGAGGACATTTACTTCTGTATTAAAATTGGGCAGTAGAGAATTCACTGACTTGACCGGAAGTCCGTATGCACGAACCTTGATCTCGTCCTCGGGTCGACCAGCTAGGTCCTTTGCGATACGCTCGTATCCGCCGAATGGGTTCTCGTCGGAGTGAAGATATACTACGCCTGCATCCCTGCTTGGGCTGTATTGGCATATGGGAACTTCTTTATTGTGAAGCAAGGCCGCTGGCCTTGTCTGAGTGGTTTCCGCACCCTTGAGATATTCAGCAATGAATGGTGTGTATCCATCAATTGGCGTAAAGCCAATGATCATCTTGGAGTCCCGTGTAGCTAGTCGAAACCGCAGGGTATTGACTAGGGCAGCGTCACCTAGATATTCGTCAAGCCAAGTGCCGATGTTCAAGCCCTTGGGATCCTTGAAGCCGAACTCAAATCCCTCCAGTATGGTGGAGTTATTGGAGTACTGGGTGTATGTCTTGAAGTCCACCCGTGTGCGAGTATCGGGAAACACGAATGAACTACCTGTGAATCCATTCTGCATTGAATAGTTGATGTAGCCCTCAATACCCTTGGTCTTCTTCTTGAACTCCTTGGGCATCATCTCCCAGATTGCTGGCTGTTGAACCTTGATTGACGTATCCGCATTTTGCGAAAAGCAAACAATGTGACCTCCCTCGGACTCAGTCACTGCCTCCATTACCATTTTTGCGCAACCTGTCGTTTTGCCACTTCTGTTTCCACCGAGTGCAAGGCACTCATTGAATTCTTCAAGTGCCTCCCTGGCTCTACTCCAACCGGGTAGGTCGAACCCATAACGTAGGGGATCGCTCACGGATGCTTTGATCCTACCCTCGTGAGCAAGATAGAGCTGCTCTAGCAGCTTGGGGTCATTCTCCGCTAGGTATATAATCTCCTCGTCACTTGGGGACGGCAGGATTGGGTGGTCGCTGAAGGATAGTTCCATACTTAGTGCTCGTATTCGTCCTCGTCCTCGTCCACTAGGTCTTCCCAGTCGAGTTCATCCACCTCGGAGTTCAGATCCTCTACGGCTTCAGTCATAAGCATCTTGCCTACCCTGTAGTTCGTGTAGTCATAGAACAGATCCCCGCCTTCATCCATAACGATGAAGCAGAAGTTGTGAAAGTGTTCTCCTAGTATTCCACGAATTTGGTCGTAGATAATATCTGGATCTTCAGCGTCAGTCATTTAGTCCTTGGTTGTTCGGTTCTGGGGAGCTTGATTTTATTTGACTTGGTTTTTTTTGACCAGTCAATGTCGTCGTAGTTCTTACGCTGCTTCTCAGCATTATGCCCCTTACGGGGTCCGCTTCCTTTAGTACTCATCTGTCTCTATCGTATTGCCGCCAAGTTCATAGAATGCTTCACCTATGCTCTGTGAGTGATATCCCAGGGCGTGGCACATACGCTGCATTATCTCTGCCATTTGAATAGCGGTGAGGTCATTGTACTTAGTACTCAATGATACTTCTTCGTCGTAGTGTTCTATTGTTATCTTCATAATGTTTTATGTCTCGGTAGATTCTTGTTTGATTCATCCAGCTTCATCGCTAACTCCAGAACCATATGCTCGCTCCAGCCAGAAAAGGGTCCACGCATAAAGACTTGGGTGAGGTCATCGGAGTCCCACTTTTGATACTTCTTGAGCGTCAGCTCAATCCAGTGGTCAGTTGCTAGCTGCCATTCATTCAGTGTTTCGTGGTGCTTACTCATATTAATCCTCTACTTCGATTACTTCCGCTTCTTGCATCTGCTCCAGCCGTGAGCGGGCAGCGGCCAGTGTCTCCTCGTAGTCCTGCTGTGTGATTACCTGTCGCTCCTCTGTGATAGAGGTGGCTTCACCCCTGGAGGTCATAGCCTCCCGGAAGGAGTTAGCCTTTGCTATTGATAGCTCCTTGAGATCACGGAAGCTGACATCAAACTCTGGGTCTGTCTCCATCTTGTCCCGCACCTTCTCAATAAGATCCTCCTCCAAGGAGGATATGTTTAAATAGTTCTTGGCAGAGATCTTGCCCGCAATATCCCGCAACTTTCCCAAGTGGTCAGCGTAGTCCACTAGGATATTCAGTATAGTACAACGGGAGTACTTGTACTTCTTCACTAGGGCAGTCTGGCTAGTACCCTTGCTGTAGAGGTAGAGTATCTTAGCCACCTTCTCTGGGTCATACACGGATAGGCTCTTGATCTGCGCAATCTCCTTCACTTGCACAACTTGCGAAATTGCATCCTGTATGCTGTCGCAGAGCTGCTCCTTTGCGTCTTTAATCTCCTCCATATTGAGAATGAATCTCATTATCATTATTATGTCAAGTATTATTAATTGCTTGACTGTAGGGATTTACATCTATGGTATGATGGAATCATAGTCAGGAGGTAAACCCCAGTGCGGGCGAAAACGATCTCCGAGGATAGCCACTCGTATGACATTAAACTACACGGTACTACCTTGGGAAGGTCGCCTCTTGGGAACAAGGGTCGCCCCACTGTAGTATAGGTTGTCTCCCCTGATGATGCCAAGAAGGGAGACTTAAAATATATGCCTACAACTTATGGATAACTATTCGATAGTACCTAGTCCGACACTTGTGTCTACGTTGTAGCAGCTTTGTAATGGCGAAGCTGTGTCAATTAACGTAGTAACTCAGTTACAGGTAACGACAGCAAGCCCCCATAGGGGCTGTGTGCGAGTTCACAGTTTACCCAGGGTGGCTCCTTGGGGGAGCCTTGAGACGCAAATTTTTTTAACTGGGAGTATATGTATATAATATATAAATTTCGTTTGAAAATTTAACACCCCCACCCCTCTAAAAACCTGGCTTATCCTGGAACCGTTAGTCAATTTGTATTGTAAATCTGGATACACGTAGTTGTTTTGTGGATACGTTCCATTGACTAATCATTAACAGTTAGTAATCCGGGGCTAACTTAGCGCACGTTAGAGATACTGTAGTGGATTTGTGGATACGTGTAGTGGATTTGTGGATACGTGTGAATAAAGTAATTCTTTTCTACGTTAGAGATATATCGGCAAACCCTTGTCCTCACATAACGGGTGTCAGAATAGGCAATATAATCGGCAAAATGTTACTTGAATGTATTTAGTAACGTTATATCGGTGATACATATTTAATTAATTTCAATTTATTTTCGTTTGTAAGTAGTTGAGTGACAACGTTTTAACTTAAATACACTTTTAAACTTAAAAAAAAGATTCGTCATTGGGCGAAAAGTAGTCACTTTAATTGTCATCGCTGACTTTTACATTGATAAGCGACACCTTCGGGTGATGGGAATGTTAAGTTTTTAGAAATTTTTACTCTTCGTTGTGATGGCGTTAAAACTAAAATTCTAGCGGGGCTTATGGCATTTTCCATTTTTTGGATTCGATAGTGTCACCTATAGGCGCGACTTCTCAATATTCACATTTTAGCAAACACTTTGCCGCTTCGACTTGTCAGCCAGCAAAGTTTAAATTGCCCATTGAATAAGTACAAAATTGAGCGAATTTTATGACGTTTGGCAACGCAGTAAAATTTAGGCAACCCAAGTAGGAAAACCGAACGGGTTGCGCTTAAACCCACTGACAATTCAGTCAGCCGTTGCAAGTCGGCACAAAGGGTGAGCAAGCAAACAATGAAAGCAAAGAACACTCCAAACCTTTGGCGTGATACGGCAACAAAGCCAAAAGTGGCGGACTGGTCGTATGACAGTACCAAAGTAAAACGCAAGTCCCACAGTGAGCGCAAGCGCACTGTTAGAGCATCAGGGCGGAAATTACCCGCTGTCAATCCAAGTGTATCAATCACAGTATCAACCGTCTCACTGGCAAGCCTAGGGCTTTCCTTTGGGGCAAGCCGAGCATAAAACAATGACAACAATACAAACAAAGTACGGTGCGATGCACCTATACGAAACCGTGGACGAATTGGAAAACTTTTCCTATGACGACTGCGTAGAGTGGCTCGAGTTCAATGACTCCAACGGGTGCTACTCAATCGAAGACCAAATTGCCGAATTCGGCGAATATCTACCGCTGTGGGGTATGAAGCAAATGATCCTGGAGCAATGTGACTAACTCAAACCAAAGAAAAATAATGAACAGCTATAAAACAGAACTATACAAAGTCAGCTTTGGGCAGTCGGAATATGATGGCCTAAAAGAGGTATCAATTGAGAAGTTAAGCGATGAGAGCGACTATCGCACATACTACAGCTTTCCAAGGCTATGCAATTATTTAGTGGAGCTTATTTATTCAGGGAAAATGAGCCGCTCCGAAGCTTCAAAGACTATTGCCAAGGCAATGATTCACCTAACTAGCTAAAGAAAAATATGAACAGAACAATAGCAAAACACAATGATCGTGAGATCGTTCGCAACCTCCAAGCCTGGATCGACATTGCAACTCGAAAGCAAATGCGAGAAGGCAAGGCGTGGTACAAGGAAGCGCAGCAATTCACTCGCTACTTATCCAAGACTCACAAGGTGGACAAGTATATCGTGGCAGCAGTGACAAGCGCACTGAGTCCAAACAACAAGTGGGAGCGCAATAAGTTTGATGCAAACTCACTGATCTATGCCTTTATGACGGGGCGAAGCATTGACAGCTTCAAGGTCTGTACTTATAACGCAAACAAGCGCAAGGCTTGGTCAATAATGACGGACGGTGCAGAGATAGCGGCGAAGAGTCCAAAGACTCACGCCTTTGCAATGAACATCGGAAGACTCAGTGAGAAACACGTGACTATCGACAAGTGGCACATCAGGGCGTGTCTATGCAAGCCAAGTGAGGGCATCGTGGACACCGCCGAAAGTGTGACAAGCGCACAGTACAGAAGGATCGAAGCAATCACCGCCAGGCTGGCGGAGGAAAACAAACTCAAGGCGTACCAATTACAGGCTGTAATATGGGTCGCCATCAAACAAAACTGGAACAGATAATGGATCATACAACAATAGATACAATAGAAGTAAATGGCAATGACGTGGACGTTCGTATCACTTGGGAAGTGGAAGAGTGTGAATGCACGAGTGATTGCGGCGACACCGAGGTCACCGAGCGTTGGGTCGAAGCAACTCCGCTACTAGCGGAGCAAGTTGTCACTCTCTCTGATGCGAGGGAGGTAGTGTACGAGGTGTACGAGTTCGGCGAGGAAACAATCAGCTACTTTGACGAGGCTGTCGTGATGGCAGTCGAGAATGAAGTAATAACCTACTAAAGAAAGGAATAAAATGAAAAGCATAAAGGAAGTACTAATGGATCGTGATGGAATGAGTGAAGACGATGCAATCGATCTAATCTCTGACGCACAGGATGACTTCAACTATCACGTAGATCGGGGCGAGTTAGCCGCAGCGGAAAACATCTGCTCAGTATGGTTCAACCTTGAGCCGGATTACTTAATCGAATTCTTTTAACCAATAACGAAAGGAAAAAATGACAATACAGCACAATGACAGCGACAGAAAATTAGCGATAGACCTAGCGACGGCACTGGTCGAAGACAGGATGCCTGAGGGTACGGTATGGACTGACCGAGAGGACGGCAGCGAGGGCTTCACCGAGCCAGCACAGGATATGTTCAACGAACTACACGACATCATTTACACTAACCTAACATCAGAGGACTAAACAATGGAAGCAATGGATATATACCACATACTGGTGGAGGATAGCATCGCAACACCATCAGAAATCTCGCTTGTGACATCAGTCACTAGCTTATACGAAGAAAGTTATCTTGACATCTTGTTCATCCGGACGGGGTGTCGCTCAATAGAGGAATACCAAAGGGACTAAACTATGACAACACACACACTAGAAACAATCAAGGCAAGCACCTGCAAATTAATGCGGGAGGACATCAATGAAGCACTCCAAACTATCCAAGACAAGTACGGGGTTAGCGCAAGGGTGGAGGGTACAGTTAAGTACGATTCACACACTGCCACCTTCAAGGTGGAGGTAGGAGTGATCCAGGACGGGGAAGTAATGACTAAAGAGCAGCAGTTCCTCAATAAGAACTGGAAGATCATTGGTATAAGTGACGAGCGTATGCTCAACACTATGCTCCGATGCCCAAGGGGTAAGTTCTATTACCTCCGAGGGTACAAGCAACGCGCATACAAGCGACCGTTCATCATCGAGGATGCCATCACTGGCAAAAGGTATATGACTACGCCCAATGCCGTGAAGACAATGGACTTAGCCGACAGTAAAGTTTAACACTAACAATAACATCAACCGAAATATAAATGTGGATACTACCAAAACAATTAATCACCTCAGCCTCTGCTCTGGCTACGAAGGAATCGGAAGCGGACTCTCAAGAGTTCTCCCAACTCTGCGCAACATCGCTTACGTGGAGAGGGAAGGATTCCCAGCCGCAAACCTGGTTGCGAAGATGGAAGCGGGAGCCCTGGCTCCAGCACCTGTCCATACGGACGTTAAGACCTTCCCTTTCGCAGACTTTCGTGGATGCGTGGACATCCTATCTGGTGGATTCCCGTGCCAACCCTTCAGCTCTGCCGGAAAACGTCAAGGCGTTGAAGATCCCCGACATCTCTTCCCATACATCGCCGAGGGAATCCGAGAGTGCCAACCATCAATTGTCTTTCTCGAAAATGTCGAAGGAATTCTTAGCTGCCGAACGGGAGATGGTGAACCCGTTCTCCAATATGTCCTGCGAACGCTGGAAGGAATGGGTTACCGAGCAACGGCGGGAGTATTCAGTGCGGCTGAAGTTGGCGCACCACATCAGAGAAAGCGGGTCTACATCTTGGGCTACGCCGCAAGCATTCGACCACGTGAACATCGTGAGGACACCGGAGAAGTTAGCTCAGACCAGGGCGGAGAAGAATGCGGGCTGTATGAACCTCAGAGAGCAAGTGCATTACCCCAAGATGGATCACAGTCGGAAGGCTGCAAAGAACTGGCCAACCGCAACGACGAGAGATCACAAGGGCGGATATGTGGGGGGCAGGATGCGCAACGGCAAGGTGTCGATGGATACCTTGGACGTAGCGGTGCAAGCTCACATCAAGGGTGGCCTTCTCGACCAAGCGAACCCCAGCACGACTGGGAAGAGCCGAGAGTTACAGTGGCCAACACCGAGAGCCAACAAGGTACAGCCCAAGATCACCGAGGAGAACCGGTCGCAACTTGCGACCAGAAAGAAGTCAAACTTAGAGGAGGAGATAGCGGGTCACTGCGGCAAGGCAGTGGGTCAACTCAATCCCGACTGGGTGGAAAGTCTAATGGGTCTTCCAACAGGGTGGACAGACTTCGCCTTCTCGGAAATGGAGTAGTACCTCAGACTGCCACCAAGGCTTTCGTTACATTACTCAATCGCATCCTGTGAATAGATACTGTATCAAGGTAATGAGGCACGATATGCCAAAGACCATCGACATCAATTACAAGTGGGCTAACACTGAGAAGGACGCAGTGAAACTCATACTAAAAAAGACAATGGATAAGAGCGGGGTATGCGTTTTCAAACGTGGAGGCACAGGCAGGATCCTATCAATAGAAAAAATATAAAACGATTATGAAAAAATATAACACGCATAAGAGGGAGCCATCCCTCACTGAAGACTTAGCACAGGGTACACTCAGTGGTATCCTGTTTGGACTAGCATTCGCACTAGCAATTGTTATCATCGGGACAATTGGTAATGCTATTGGTCTATGATCACAAGCCTACTATGGCTGCGCCGTAGGCGTTACACACATCGTGTATCGTTCGGATGTAATCCAAGGGTACTCACCTGGAAAATTACTGTCAAGGATATAACAACCAACAACGCCCAACAGGGCGCACACATTATGAAACCACTAAGCGAAACATACAAAGTATCATACATCGACTGGCAAGATGACGAAGGAAACTGCGGCACAAGCTACGCAATCATCCTTGAAGCTGAATCAGAGGAGGAAGCTGAGGTCGAGCTTTCCACTTTTCTGCCGCCGCTACCCAAAAAGGAAATTCTCAAAGCTCCAGAACGTCGAGAGATTCGCGGATACACTGCGGCTCAGATGATGGACTACGCCAATGCTGCCGTATCTGCAACGTGGAATAGTGCGCATATATTATGAGTTACGAAGGTAACTGAACATTACTACCCATATATGAAGAATAAAACCTTGCAACTACTGCCAGGTTCTCACATAAAAGAAACAACACTAACAATAAAAGATTAAAAATATGAAACATACAGTACAATTCTATACATACCCCGACGGGGAAGCAGAGTTTATGAACAAGGATGAGATCGTCCTTCGATTAACAGGCAGGGGTTCAATTAATGACTGCTACGTAGGTGACCTATCCGATGGTGACCAATACTGCCAGCGACTACAGACTAAGCTACAGAAGCGGACGGCATCCGACATACTTAACTTCATTGCTGACAGGGAGATATGCATATCTTATGAGTTTGGTAGTGGCTTATGCAGCCACACTTGGAGTGGCAATGATTACGCTATCATTAAGCTCTCGGATGCCAGCGGTCAATCACTTACCAAGTACCCATACGATAATGCATCAGCATTACGTGAGGCGGTTGAATTTGTTATGGACCAGGAGGAACTATAATGGAATCACCTACAAATACATTTGTTGTCGATCAGTTCTCTGATCTCTACGATAAGGCAATGTCCAACAAGAAGATTATGGATGAAGGTCGCAAGGCTGCTGCAATATTTAGAAAACTCGGATGGCTAGAGGATGCCCGCCGTACTAAGACTGGTCGAGCAACTTACCCAACCTACGGAAAGAAAAAAACATAATGGCACACTTCTATACATCAGAAAGACTACCGAAGTTTCTACCGGAGGTAGAGACCCCAGCCCAGGCACTGAAGAATAAGAAGGCTTGGCCTTCAGTTACTACAGTACTGAGTATCATTAGGGATGACTTCATTGACTCAATCTTCCAGCCCCAACAGTTAGTCACTCTGGCACGTGAGCATCCGAATATGGACTGGCGGGACGTTAAGGATATGACCTACGGCTTTCGTAAGCACCCTTGGACTGGTGCTATGATACCAAGCTCCGAGTTTGGTACATCAGTACACAAGCGCATTGAGGACATCATCAAGGGGGTAGAGGATGACACCGCTACACCTTGGGATGATTGGGCTATGCCCTTTGTCCATTGGGTGGCTGAAAACAATATCAGTGTGATGGGAACGGAGTATGTCATTGGCAATAGCGATCTTAAGATCGCTGGCAGCGTTGACTTCATTGGAACCTATGAAGACGGAAAGATATTCCTAGCGGACTACAAGACACGTAAGTGCAAGGGCAAGGGAAGTTACTACGGCAAGGACTGCAAGCAGTTAGCGGTTGAAGCTTGGATGCTTCAACAATTACTTGACCTTGATTACCTGCCCGGCTGTGTCTCTGTTTGCATCTGCACTGAGACGGCTGAACACTACCACAAGGTGTGGAAAGATCACGACATACAATACCATTTGGAAGGAGCAATGCTAGCGGCTAAGGTCTACTGGCAGGAGCGAATGACAAAGGCGACGAGCTACAAATAACAACAATAACAAAAAAGATAAATATGAGTAAACTAAATAAAACAATGCAGGAACTAGAACAGCAGCCCGCTGTATTCAACCTAGCTCCTTTGACCAATGACCCCTCGTGTTCCTATATCATTGAGATTAGCCAAGACGAAGCAACCGAATACTGGGGAGTAACTAGTATTGACGATGCCATACAGACTATCATAGAGCATCCGTTCAGCACAGCAACCATCAACATTGGAAACAAGATCCCTAGTATTAAATTCAACTAACAAGAAAATAAATATGGAAACACTGAGCAATAACTTAATAGCCACTGCAATCGTATCAATTACGATAGCAATGTTAGTAATCCCAGCTGCACTAGCCAATCGTCAGCGACTAACACTTAGGGATCGACTAATAAATAATGCCCTGGGATCCTTCAGCAATACTGGAGGAAAGCGCAGGCGTTATACCCCAGAGGAGGACGCACTTATCCTCAGTCGTGTGATCAAGGACAGTGACATTGAACTAGTCATACAGCGCACCAAGAACTCCATTCAAGTACGTCGTAATTCACTAAAGAATTCTAAAGCATAATGAAGTACGTCAAGCAATCAGACCTTAAGCAATTCCGGGAGGACAACCGACCGAGCGAATGCCCTATCATCGAGGTAGAGAACCCATCCTGGGTTGTAGATCACGATCACCACAGTGGTCAAGTCCGAGGGGTGATTAGCTCCGAGGGTAACACATACCTTGGTCGCCTAGAGAATGCATTCAATCGTATGTCATTGACTGCACGTAAGGTAGGGCTACCGAAGATGCTAAAGAACATTGCTGACTACCTCAACAAGAAGGACACTAACCTGTTGCACCCCACTGGATACCGTCAACTCTACAAAAGATTTGACCGCCTTCAAAAAGGCGAGCAGGAATTACTGCTCGTATCCCTTGGGTGCGACATCGACACCATCAGGAACTTACCTAACTCAAAGGAGAGAACCTCCTTATACAAAACAATAATAAAAAATGACTGAACCAAATGACACCACCACTCTAGTTGAACGACTGCAATCAGTGCAGTCCCAGCTCAAGGCTCCTAAGGGGCAGAAGAATAAATTCGGTAACTACAATTACCGGTCAGCGGAGGACATCCTTGAGGCACTCAAGCCCCTGCTTGCATCCAATGGTCTAGCACTGATCATCGCTGATGATATCGTAGAGATTGCTGGACGTGTGTACGTTAAGGCAAGTGCATCCGTCATCGATGCCTACGGTGCGCAAATTGGATCCAATGGATTCGCCCGTGAAGCAGAGACAAAGAAGGGAATGGACGATGCCCAAATTACGGGCAGTGCTTCCTCCTATGCTAGAAAATATGCACTGAATGGATTGTTTGCTATTGACGATACCAAGGATGCGGATTCAACTAACACTCACGGTAAGGATAAGACATCCAAGCCACAACAAAACGAAACAGTAAATGCCCTTGAAGGGCTTATCTAATATGACACAATACGACAACACTAATACTGGTGGCCTATGGCCATCCGAGCAAAAGACAGAGAAGCACCCTAACCTTAAGGGTAAGATCAACGTAGACGGTAAAGATTATTACCTGTCCGCCTGGTCAAAGACTGACAAGAACGGTGGAAAGTATTTGTCCCTCGCCGTTGATAAGCCAATTGCAAAGGAACCATCGCCAGTCGTTACGACCAGTGATGAATCATTGCCGTTCTAATGTTGGCTAACCCCAAATACGACAAGGAGTGGTGGGATAAATTCCGTCACGAAGAAGTCCAGTATATTTTAGAATTAACTGGACGTAAGAACTCGGATTACACTGGCGGAGACGGTTGCAATAACCCCTTTGCAAACTTCGATGCCAGCGTAGAGTTCAACGTTGATCCCCTCACAGGGATCTGTGTAAGGATGCAGGACAAATTCCAGAGAGCGAAAGCTTTCTGTGCGGCTGGTTCACTTGAGGTTAATACCGATGGTGATCAGGCGAAGGACATCTTCAGAGACCTAATCGGTTACTCACTGGTTGCAATAGGTATGCTGGAGCGTTCTGAATAGTAGACAACTCATAATAATAATTGGGGGGCGAGGGTTTTATGGTTACCTTCGTCCCCTTTTTTTTGTAAATCCTAAACGAAAAAAAGGAATTAAATGAACGAAGAATTAAATGAGCCACACAATTTAAATGCAGAGGAGGGCTTGATCGCAAGCTGCTGCCTAGCCGATAAGGCTAATGGATACGATACAATATCTCACTTGGTTGAGCCAAGTGACTTTTACTTTCAGAGGAATGAAGTCCTCTACAATAGCGTTGCCAACATAGCAGGACGAGGGGAGGACATCAATGAGGTGTCCCTTATGGAGGAACTTAAAAAGTCCTCCTCCCTTGACGCTATTGGCGGCATAGCCGGAATGATGGCGGTGATGAGTCGAGTAGACAACCCGATGTCCATCAAATACTTTGCGAAGATCGTGAAGGAAAAGGCTCAGCTTCGTATGATCATACGCAAGTGTCGCACAT